GTTCTCAAGAGCCGCGTCAACGAGGCAGCCAAGGCGGCGGATACCCTGCGTCGCCAGCTTGCCGAGCAGCACCTGTTCAATGCTAAGCTTCTCTATGTCAATAAGCTTATGCAGAACAGGTCACTCTCAGACAAGCAGCTTAGGGCCATTGTGGAGGCTCTTGACTCCGCACAGTCCCTCAGGGAAGCAAAGCTCCTCTTCACGAGCCTCTCGGAGTCGCTGTCCCGCTCCGCTGGGTCTCTGAGAGAGGGAACAAACAGGACAGTTGGCAGTTCCTCCAGATCGACGCGGCCCGGTGGCGTGATCAATGAATCCGTCGAGGTGGACCGCTGGGCTGTTCTGGCAGGAATCAGGTCAGACAAGGCCTAATTCAGGCCGGGACAAATCTTCAACCATTAGGAGAAACATTCAATGTCAAAGGCATTTTCACTAGAGACCCTCTCTGAGGGCATTCGCGAGAGACACCTTGGCGCCGAGAACCGTCGCCTTACCGAGAAGTGGAACCGTACCGGTCTCCTCCGTGGACTCGATGGAGTCAACAAGGAGAACATGGCTCGCCTCCTCGAGAACCAGACCGCCCAGATCCTGAAGGAGTCTAACTCACTCTCACAGGGTGGTGGTACAACCACATCATCAGGCGACATCCGTGGTTTCACCAACATCGCCTTCCCCATCGTCCGCAGGGTCTTCGGTGGCCTGGTCGCAAATGAGCTGGTTTCCATCCAGCCCATGAGCCTCCCATCCGGCCTCCTGTTCTACCTGGATTACACCTACGGCACCAGCCGCGGTGGTAATGCTGGCATCAACGGCGACAGCGCTGGTGGATACAACACCTACGCAACCGGTCAGTCGATCTACAATGCTCCCACAGGCAAGGGAATCCAGAGCGGATCTCTTGGCGTCGGTGGCCAGTACGACCTCGTCGGCTCCGGTTACTCCAAGGTCCACGTCTCCGGCACCATCACCGGTGCTCAGGTCCTCGACTACGGTGCATACAACGGCTCCGGTGTCTGGACAGCTGAGACTGCCGCCTCCACATCCGGCAGCAACGGTCGCCTCCTGCAGTTCGACCCACAGGTCAGCACACTGATCGATGGGACCCCTGCTGGCGTCTTCTCGTTCGTGGTTGTCAAGGGCGACAAGTTCGATGGAACTGATCCTTCAAGCGTCAAGGAGATCGGTCTCTTCCCCGGTGGAAGCACCGTCCTCGCAGCATCAAGCGTCGGTGCTCCAGTCGTCGTCCCCAACACCATCCAGGGTGGAAACGTCCTCAACGTCCGTCGCCTCAACCAGGTCGGAACATGGGACAGCACAGCAAAGACATTCACCCCGAATGCAATGCTCACTCTCGGCACAAGCGCAGCGTCTTCAACCGCAGTTCTCTTCGTGGTGTCAGGAGCTCTTGACTCTGCCAACGATGCTGACGGCAACCTCGCTGTGTCCTGGATCAAGGACTCCTCACTCGATGTTGAGACCGGTAGCGGTTCAACCCTGACAATTCCGGCCTTTGAGTCCGACTTCGGAACCTCGCCCACCCCGGCGATCCCCGAGATCGACATCAAGATCGAGTCCATCGCGGTCACCGCATCGACACGCAAGCTCAGGGCCCGCTGGTCCCCAGAGCTCGCACAGGACCTCAATGCATACCACTCGCTGGATGCCGAGGTTGAGCTCACCCAGATCCTCTCGGAGCAGATTGCCCTCGAGCTGGATCGTGAGATCCTCAATGACCTGCTTGTCCAGGCTTCCGGTGCGAACTTCTTCTGGAGCCGCTCACCTGGCAAGTTCGTCAACAAGACCAACGGTGCTGAGGTTTCTCGCAACACCTCACTCACACCTGGACCTGCCTTCACCGGCACCGTCCGTGAGTGGTACGAGACCCTCATGGAGACCATCATCGACGTCGGCAACGAGATTCACCGCAAGACCCTTCGTGGTTCGGCTAACTTCATCGTGGTTTCACCCGATGTGGCTACCATCCTCGAGGCTTCGGTCCTCTACAAGCCCGTCTACTCGATCGACGGTTCCGGTCAGGTTGGCTCACCCATGACCATCGGCGCCGAGAAGATCGGTACCCTCAGCAACCGCTTCACCGTCTACAAGGACCCCTACTTCCCCAGGAACAAGATCCTCGTCGGCTTCAAGGGTGGTTCATACCTCGAAACCGGTTACGTGTACGCTCCTTACGTGCCCCTGATTGTCACCCCGACAATCTTCGCACCAGAGGACTTCACACCGAGGAAGGGCG